CAGCTGGCCGTGATGCATGAATGTCCACGGATATGTATAATTCCCCTTGGTTGTCAAAAAAGTGGTCCCTACCGGGAACATCTTGGAGCCGCCTCCGGAATCAATGATATCCTTCATTTGCCGGAAACTGAGTTCCGACCGGTCGCGCAATATTGCGTTAAGCCCCCACAGGGCCGCTGCCATGTCCTGCCCGGTTTCGTCCAGCAGGGCCGGTTTTGTTACTTGTGCCATTTTGCCCTCCTACACTTCATATGTTATGCATAGCTTGCCGTCAACAACAGACAACCCAAGGTTTTCCAGTGCTAATACTCTGGCTGCTAATCCGTCCGGGGTTGAAATCCCTGCGGCCTGATCACGTGCCTGTTCCGCTGCCGTCTTCGCAGCTTCCGCAGCAGCTTGCGCCGCGGCCGCCTGGCTGGCTTTCGTAGACGCCTCCGTTGCTTTTTCCGCCGCCACGTTTGCCTTCGCCGTCGCTTCGTTCGCCTTCTGTGTCGCGGTGCTGGCGCTCTGGGCCGCGCCGCCCACGCCATCCTTCAGGTTTTCTATGTTATTGACAAGATAGTCATACAAGCCACGGCCGTGCGGATCCGTTAAAGGAGTGTTCGGCCCAAAAGCGCCGGATCTTATCAAATCCCCATTGCCGTCATATATTTCCGGGTTTTGATAACCTGTTAATTCCATTTCTCCCTCCTGTTAATCAAAATCCTCCATGCTGATAATTTCAGCCACGCAGGAATCAGACGACGCGTAATAACGGTAGTCTGCATCCCGCTGCACTTCCTTCAGGATGTCTTCCGCGGTTTCACCGATAAACACCCCATGACCGCCAATAACTACCGTATACACGGCTTTTTTTCTTTCTTCGTCCAGATCTTCCACGGTGACAACCTCAGTCGCACAGGAATCAGACGACGCGTAAAACTGGTAGTCAGCCATCCGCTGCACTTCGGCCCGAATCTCTTCCGCGGTTTTTCCAGGGAAAACGCCATGCTTCCCGATCGTGATCGTGTAAGTTGCTTTTTTCCTTGCCATTTTTTTAATTCCTCCTTTATTTTTACAGATCCACGACATCCATAACAAGCCATGATCTGCTGTCAACAATAACGCCAGCGCCTTTATACCTGTGGCCGTAATATTCCGCAGGGAGTTGATTGGTATGCGTAGCAACAAGCCGGCCCGAGACAACGTCGCCAGCTCGCACTCCGGACGACACGACACTTGACACAATGTTGCCGCCACGCAGCTGAAAATTGTTTTCCGACCATGTGTATATAAGGTCTTCGTAATCGTTCCATGCAAATTCCGTAACCGTCTTCCAGCCGCCCTGCTTAATAATCCCATATTTCTGTACGGTAACATTTTCGTATCTGTATGTTGTTTTTCCGTAAAAATCGGTGTATGGAACCCATTGCATTTCGGTCGTGGTGTAATATCCCCATTCCGGTGCTTCATAGACCTGTCTGGTTACAGCTTCGTACCTCGTATATGTGTATACGTCAGTCGTTTCTGTCCTATTGTGAGCACACACAGCTACAGCAGGTCTTGCAGCGCTGTTGGCTGGGCCTTCACTCTGACCAAATCCTATAACATTAGGATGCTTTGTATTGCTGTCATACACCACGGCACCGTTTTCGTCAAAAACCTGCAGCCCGACGCCATGCGCTGCAGCCGTCAATTTAGTAGAAAAGATATAGACGGCCATTCCGGATTTAAACGTGTTCACCGTGCACGACCACCCCGTCGGAGTGTTGACACAGTACGCGTCTATAGTCTGGTTCGTGGTCCCGCCGACTGCAGCCAGCAGCTCGCCGTCCGCAAACTTTCCGGAAGTCGTCCCTGTTCCCGACAGTGTGATTTTGCGAGACAGATACAGATTTTTATATGCTCCGTCAATTTGTATTTTATTATTATCATTGTAAACGGTTATCCCTGCAGCCATCTGCTAATACACTCCATATAACATAGTACACGCCAATTTCCGGCCAGAAGGGAATTGCCAACGCAAAAAGCCGTTTCCTTTTGTGATTTTGGGATATTCATATTTTGGCCGTTCGGTTTCCTGGACCGCGAAATTGGTGGACGGCGTTTGTAAAAACCACCATATATCTGATTCCGGTTTAATGCCGTCGTTATATACGACGCCAGTATCTGACGTCCCGTCAATGACTACCCGCCCCAAAAAGCGCGGCAGGCGGTTTGTTACGTCTACGTCCAGCTTGCCGTTTTCATCAAAAACCTGAAAACCTTGCGCCATATCACCACACTCCCATCCGGACGCGCAGCCTGTTACTATCGTATACCAGGATCTGGTTGCTTCTTACTTCTAACCGTGCGCCGCTGGTTGCCGTTCGCAACACGCCAATAACGGCGCAAATCGCGGACAGGCTGCTGACGCTTAGTTTGTCAGCCGTGACGGCCCCGGTCTGGATCATATTCTTTGTTATGATGTTATTCCCGATCTTTGTGGTACCGTCGATATTAATCAGACTGCCTTTGATGTAAAAACCCGTATGATCCTGCTGGAACCAGCTGCTTACATCGTCCTGAGTTACCTTCGACGCGATGCCGTTTTTCATCATCAAAAGACCAGCATAGCTGGACGACTGGCTGGTATCATTGAGCTCCTGTACAATGGCTGATATCTGGCTGGCGTTCTGATCGATCATAGACTGTTGCACACTTTGCCCGTTATCTACAATATTGGCCACCTGAGACCGGATGTCGTCTATGGATGTCTTTAACTGCGAAATTGACAGAAACCCAGTGCCGTCCGGCGCCTTGTTTAGTGCGGCTTTTACCAGATTGATAGAGGTGTTTGTTTCGGTAATCCCCTGCTGGATCGTCGAAATGTCATTGTGCACACGGACCAGATCCAGGGCGCTTTCGGTTGCATCGTCGACCGCCTTCTGCATCGCAGTATCCAGGTGCTTCCTGTTAATGGCCTGCTCTTCCAGTAGCGCGGCGTCCACGGTAGCCTTGACAGTGACGCGGGAATCCGGAGACTCCGCGCCCTCTCCAAAAAGATCCGTATAGGCGATTGTTACATCGTAAATGCCGGCGTCGCAGGCGTGTGTATACACATTATTAACAGTGTGGACCTGAACAAGTTCCGCGCCATCTATGTATATATTCATTCCGTCACACCCGGCCGGAATCGCTGCCGCTTCTAAGGCAAACCCGCCCAGCTTAGCCGTCAGATGTGGAGCTGCCGGCCGCGGCGGTACCGTCTTATTGTATTCCAGCGTCGCAGGTGCGGAATATTTGCCGGCTGCAGAGTATGCATATAGGTACAATGTTCCGGTCCGCTCCGTCAGCGGAAGAGACGCTTTTAAGCCCGTAACCCTGGCCAGCAAATTTACGTTTTCTTCCCCCGGTGCATCGTCTTTCCTGACTTCATAGAAAGCTATATCGCTGTTGACGACTTCACGCCAGGACGCAACAGCCTGATCCGTGAAGTTGATCGTGAACCCGTCCGGCGTGTTCGGCGTTTCTGTGCGTAGCGCCACCAAAATTTCCACCGTCGGTGACGCATCTGGTGACGTTTCGACACCCCACTGGTCAACCGTTGTTACTGCAATGCGGTACCGGTCCCCGACAACCGCCTGCGGAATTACCGCGGACGTCTTTCCGGATCCGCCATATATCCATTCCCCGGCGAAACCCAGCTCTGACGCAGGAATCCCCTGCCGGACCTTTATGTATTTTGTCTGTACGTTATTGGTCTTGTACCAGACGCGTGCCTCGTAAAAACTCTGCAGATCCGGCGGATCCCATTCCGCCACGATATCGTACCTGGTAACGCCATCTTTTAACTGCCGGTACCGGTTCCGCGCCGTCAGCTGACGCACCGGCGGAATATAATACGGCTGCAGTGTATATTCGTAGGCCGGCACTTCTGCCAGCGACTGCTCCCCGCTGCCAAAAATGTTGTAACTGCAGAATTTAAAATACAACTTTTTCCCAATGTCTTCCTTGGAAAACGGAGCACGGAGCAGCGTTTCGTCGCATCGCACGACCACGCTGCCGACCCCGTGAGTTGTCGGCGTTGTGTTGTACTGACCACGGACCAAACCCTCCAGCTTGTAATGCCCATTGGCCAGCAGTGTAGCTGTCTGGTAGCTCATGCACTCGCCGCTAATCCATAGCAGCGTGTTCGCCCTTTCCGCGTCCTGGGCGCTGCCGGACAGCATTGTGCCGTTGATATCTACCTCTAAGCTGGTGGCATTGGCAGACAGTACAGCCGTCAACGGGCCCAGCCGGGCGTTGTTGCTGATCTTGCCCAGCGTTCTGTAATACTCATTATTATCCGATACGTAAACGCTACAGCCACCCCAGTTGTCGCCGGCCCCCTTGGCTGCGATCCACACCTCCAGCCCTTCCGCAGTTAGATCTGCAGGTGGCTGGAAAATAGCCGGCACAGCTGTAGCGGATGGCGGTTTATTGAAGTCTACAAACGGCCGGTCAACTTCGTGGACGTCAAACTCGGCCGGGCCATAGTTCCCATCAAACCATGAAATTGCCGTGAATACCGGCAGCCCTTTTTCGTCCTCTTTGACGTCGGTGATCATTACAACCTGATTGGTTATTCCGGAATTTACATCTGTAATTCTTACTTTGTCGCCCGGTTCCAACCGGCAATATGGCCAGTCAAGTTTGAAATTATATTGATTTTTCCCGACCTTATTGCGCCGCGCCGCCTCTTCTGCAATCTTTACCGCCCGCGCCTTCGTGTACACGTAGCCCGCCTGGATCGTCGGGGCCTGTTTTACGCCCCGCTCAGCAATATCTGCAACGTCTTCATATGTCACAGACTCCTTTTCGTATCCGTTTTCCCTGTTTTCATACTCCACGGTAAAACGGTTATACTGCTCGCTGGAGTCTTTCCGGGACCAGGTGACGCAGCTGCCCCCT